ATGGAACAACTTACGATTGATACCGGCCTGCGCGAATACGCGGTCAATGGCGGGCCGGAGCACGGCGGCGGAGTGCTGCGCTTTAACCCCAGCGACCCCAATGTTTACAGCCGTTTTTGCACCCTGCAAAATCAGCTGCAAGAGCTGGAACAGCAGGTGCAGGCGCAAAGCCCCACTGGGACCGATGCCATACAGCTGCTGGCCCAGGCGGATCAGCGCGCCAAGGGGCTGCTGGCGGAAGTATTTGGCCCCGGCAACGATTTTGACGCCATGCTGGGCGGCACCAATCTGCTGGCGGTTGCCGGCAACGGCGAGCGGGTCATCACCAATCTGTTTGCGGCATTGCAGCCCATTCTGGAAGCCGGTGCCCGCCAGTGCGCGGATGCCAAAGCCACGCTGGCCGTGCAGCAGGCCCAGGCAGCGCGCGCCGCGCGCGGGGTGCAGGTATGAGCAGCTGGCGGCTGCCCACCCGGCTGGAGGTTGGCGGAAAAGCATATCCGATTCATTCGGATTACCGCGATATTCTGGATATTCTGCATCGGTTGAACGATGCCAGCGAGCCGGAATTCATCCGCTGGCGGGTGGCCCTGGCCCTATTTTATGAGGGCGATCTGCCGCGCAGCGACTATCCGGAGGCCATGCAGAAGCTGGCAGATTTTTTGAACTGCGGGCAAACGCTGCCCCGCTCCCCTGCCCCGCCGCTGTTGGACTGGGAACAGGACGCCCCGCTGATTGCCGCTGACATCAACAAAGCCGCCGGGTGCGAAGTGCGCGCCCTGCCTTATCTGCACTGGTGGACCTTTATGGCCTGGTTCAACAGCATTGGGGATGGCCAGCTGGCTACCCTGCTGCGGGTGCGCAGCAAGCTGCACCACGGCCAAAAATTGCAGCCGTGGGAACAGGACTACTACCGCAAAAACAAAGCCATGGTTGACCTGCGCCCCCGCCTGAATCCGGCAGAGATAGCGGAACGCCAGCGGCTGCAGCGCCTGTTGGCCAATTAAGTCCTCATAAGGAGGTAGATGCTTTTGCCAAAATCCTATGCAGGCAGCCTTCAGGTTGCCCTGTCTACACAAACAACTACCCACACCGCGCAGCAGCCGCTGAACGGCCTGCGCACTGCCCTGAAAAAAATAAGCCGCAGTGTAAACGCTGCGTTCTCCGCCGTGCCGGTGGCAAAGTTTGAGCAGCAGACCGCCGCAGCAGCAGTCAGCGCCAACAAAGCCGCCAAAGCCCAGGCCAAACTTGCCAGTGGCACCACCAAAGCAGCCAAGGCCGCCAAACGCAGCGTTGCGGAATTTGATGAGCTGGACCGGCTGCAGGCTTCTCTTGCCGAAAGTGCCGGAGCTGCGGCGGCTTCCACCACCCGCAAAAGCAACAGCGCTGCAACAATCAAAGCCGCAGATGCCGAACCGCCACAGTTAAGTCCGCCGGCTCTATTAAACCAGCAGCTGCAAAATTTCTGGGCTACATTGCAGGCTGTGCTTGCCCCCGCCGCCGCGCTGTGGGATGCAGCCTGGCAGCAGATGAAAACCGCTGCCCTGACCGTTTGGCAGGATCTTTTGGGCGGCGTTCAGCTGACCTGGGCCGAGTACGGCCAGCCCATTGCCCAGAGTGCCGCCCTGGCGCTGGAAAACCTGCAAGGCATTTTTACCACCCTGTGGCAGAACGTTTTGCAGCCGATCTTTACTAACCTGATGCAGATTTTATCTACCCTCTGGTCCTCCCATCTCAAGCCCCTGTGGGACGACATTCTTTTGCTGGTGGCAAGCGTTGCCAACTGCCTGCTGGACCTGTGGAACAACCTGCTGGCCCCGGTGGCCAAGTGGATCATCGCCACATTCGGCCCCGCGTTTGCTGAGGTATTCAACGCCATTGCGGACGTTGTTGGCGTGGCCGTTGGGGCTATTGCGGATGCCATCGATCTGGCCATTGTTGTGCTGCGTGGGCTGGCGGACTTTTTAAGCGCCGTGTTCCGCGGCAACTGGGATGCTGCCTGGCAGGCCATCGGCAACACGGTCAACACCGTCTGGGATAAGATGACGAACGCCATCAAAAACGCCGTCAATGGCATCATCGGCTTCATCAACCGGATGATCTCCGCCGTTGTCACCGGCATCAACACGGTCATCAACGCGCTGAACGGGTTGTCGTTCGACCTGCCGGACATATTCGGCGGCGGGCATGTCGGGTTTAATATCAGCACCCTGACCGCCCCGCAGATCCCCTACCTGGCGCAGGGCGCGGTCATCCCGGCCAACCGGGAGTTTCTGGCCGTGCTGGGCGATCAGAGCCACGGCACCAACGTAGAAGCTCCGCTGGACACCATCAAGCAGGCTGTGGCCGAAGTCATGGAAGATTTGCAGGCAGGCCAGATGGCGGGCTTTGAAGCCGTGGTTTCCGTGCTGCGGGAGATCCTCTCCGCCGTGTACGGCATTGAGCTGACCGACGAGGACGTAGGCCACGCCGTACAGCGCTGGCAGCGCAAACAGCTGACTGCCACAGGAGGTGTGTAACGTGACCCTGACCAATCTGTTCCAGATCGATGGCAAATCCCTGTACGCACCGGACTGCGACATTGAACCGAGTTATTCCGACCTGGATTCCAGCGATTCCGGGCGCGACGAAGCTGGGTACATGCACCGCGAAGTGGTGCGGGAAAAGGTTGCCACCTGGCCCATCGCCTACAGTTGCCTGACTGACGACGAATACAAGTACACCATCGGGCTGTTTGCAGGCAAGGCAACGTTTCAGTTCACCCATCCCAAGGCCGGATCTTCCACCGAGACCGAAACCACCACCTGCTACTGCAGCAAATACGGCATCGCCTGGCACAACGCCAAGACGAAACAGTGGAAGAATTTGAAGTTTAACATTATCGAATGCTGACCGGAGGTGAAGTATGTACTATTCCGTTTTGCGGCTGCCAAACGGCACTGAGCTGAAAGGCGGAGAGGCTGGCAGCACCCTTAAAGCTCTTACCCTGCACACCGCGGTAAACGCCGGGCAAGAGTTCACTATTGGCTCTGCGTTCTCGGACTACATCGAAGCCGAAATCTGGGCGGACCCGGGCGGCAGCCTGCAGATCACTGCCGGGGACGCCCTGACCTACTACCGGCAGGATGATGCCGGGAACCGAACCAAGGTAGGCGTTTTCTATGCTGAAAAGCCCACCCGCACCAAGCGCAACAGCTACAAGGTCACGGCCTATGACACCATGTCCAAGCTGGATGCAGACTTTTCCGGCTGGCTGCGGGCCAATCAGGCGCAGTTCCCCAAGACCATCTGGCAGCTGGTACAGCTGGCCTGCCAGCGGGCAGGGGTCACGCTTGCCAGCAGCAGTCTGCCCATCAACGGCAGCTACAGCGTGCAAGCGTTCTATGCGGATGATTTAACCTGCCGCCAAATCATCTCCTGGGCGGCGGAAGCCGCTGGCTGCTACGCCCACATGAATGCAGACGGCAAGCTGCAATTCTTGACCTACACAGACAAGCGCAGCACTGTTAAACTCACCCCGGACGGTGCCAGCAACAGCACCGCCTATTATGCTGACAGCCTGAGCTACGAGGACTACACAGTCAAGGCCATTGAGAAAGTCCAGATCCGGCAGTCGGACAGTGACGTGGGGGTCATCTACCCCGACAGCACCACTGCCACCAACACCTATGCAGTGCAGGGCAATCTGCTGCTGACAACCGGCACCGAAGCCAACCTGAAAAGCGTCGTCCAAAACCTGTACAACGTGCTGAAAAACGTGACCTACACCCCCTGCAAAGTATCGGTGCCCAGCAGCTCCGGCCTTGCCTGCGGCCAGATCGTACACGTTAAGGACGCACGCGGGCGGGAGTTCGACACCTACCTGATGAGCGCCACAATCTCATCCGGCAAAGCCAGCTTTGAGAGCGTGGGCAGCGCCAGCCGGGAAAGTTCCAGCGCCGTGAACAGCCAGAGCTACAAGAACCTGACCGGCAAAATGCTAGAGATCAAGACCAGCGTGGACGGCCTGGAAGTAAAGGCCAGCGACCTGACCGGCAAGTACACCGACCTAAAAGCAACGGTGGACGGGCTTTCCTCTGAGGTGAAAAAAGACATCAAAATCACCGGCGGCGGCAACCTGATCCTGGGCAGTGAGAGCTTCAAGAACGCTGAACTGAAAGGCAATACCGGCGACGGCAGTTCTATTACCTATGAACTAACCGGCGGGGCGACCATGGCCAACACCAACTCCAACCGATATTTTCGCTGGACAACGGTGGGTGCGTATGTGGCAAAAGGCGTGACATTGTGCCTGTCTGTTATGTACAAACCCGTTTCTGGTGCGGATGAGTTCTGTATGGAAATCGCTTACACGGCGGGGTACTCCACCAGCCAGAGCTGGGCAACCATTAAGCCAACTGATCAGCTGGAGATTGAGCAGACGGACGGCTGGGTACTGCGGTATGGCCTGTGGACGCCGCCGGACAACGCCACCTTAAAGCTGGTGGATATGGGCAGTGGTACCACCCACGCTGGTACCGGCAACTACACCAACAAGTTTTCGCTGCTGCACCCCATGCTGCAATACGGCAACGCGCCGACCGCCTGGAACGCCAGCAGCGGCGACTACCTGACGCAGGAAAGCGCCAAAAGCTTATTTTCGCAGACCGCTGACGAGATCAAAACCGAGGTCACCAAGTCAGTGACCGAAACGGTGACGGCCAACGTGAAGGATACCGCCACCAGCGCGGCCACCGATGTTGTGAACGGCAAGCTGCAGGACTACGCCACCACCGCAACGGTGGAAAGTCTGAAAGAGGATGTCTCCAGCGTCAGCCAAAAGGCGGATAACATCAGCTCAACTGTCAGCAGCCTACAGGAAACAACTACAAACATATCTGACAGCCTGGAAAGCACAAACCAGGAATTTAAGACCATCAAAGAGAATGTGGCCTCTGTTGAACAAAAGGCTGACAGTATCACCCAGACGGTAACGCAGCGGATCACCGGCGGCAACAACATTATTACCGGCACGGATAGCTGGAACAATGCAACCCTGGATGCAGGCGGCAATGACCTGAGCAAAAAAGGAACATACACGATCAGCGGCGAATCCGTCCATGTGACAAATAAGGCCCAGAATACCCGGTTCCACTTTGTGGCGGATAAGTCACTGATGATTGCCAATGGCATGACCTATTGTGCCAGTGTGCTGTACAAGCTCAACTCCGGCACCGACAGCCTGTTTTTGCAGTTTGAAACCAAATCCTCCAGCGGCACAAAGAGTTATTACGGCTCCGCGTTCAAGCAGGCCCAGCAGGACATTGAGCTGGATAACGGCTGGAAGCTGCGCTGGGCAGCGTTTACGGCTACCGCTGACGGCTATGCAGACGGTCTGTTCGTCAGCACTGCAAATGACGGCACCACCGTTACCAATGACCTGACCATCATGCACCCGATGGTACAGATGGGCAACGCACCCACCGCCTGGACGGCCAGCACCGGCGACTATCTGACCGCCAACGAAACCAAAACCGAGATCAAACAGACGTTTGACACCATCAAGTTGACGGCTTCCACCAGCGGAACTTCCAGCACCATCAAGCTGACTGCGGGCGGAACAGAGATCACCAGCGCACAGATCAACCTATCCGGCGTGGTGACATTTTCGGATTTGAGTACCTGGAACCAGGACAAGACGATCATCAACGGCGGCAACGTCACGACCGGACAGATACACAACTTGTCGTACACCACGGTGTACGATCTGGACAATGCCTGGATACGCATGGGCACCGAGGCTGGTGAGCGCGTGTATATCGACAACAGGCATATTGCCTGGTACGCCACCATCAACACCGGCAGCATTGGCCTGACCGGCGTGCTGTACTCGGAAGCTGGCAGCAGCTATATTGGCGCGTGCAGCAAGTACGCAAGGTATGGCTGGGTGGATGGGCTGAACCCGTCAACATATGTCGGTATGCAGGTTACTTACAACCGATCTGATGACAGCGACACCGACTTTAACACCACCCGCGTTGGCGTATCTGGCACGCTCAACTGCAAGAACCTGAGCGCCTGGGGTAGTAAATCCCGTATCGTGTCCACCAGCTTCGGGCCAATCAAGATGGCCGCTTTTGAAACACCAGTCCCCACCTTTGCGGATTGGGGCAAGGGTCAGTGCGGTCCGGACGGCTGGTGCCTGATTATACCTGATCCGCGCTATGCTGAAACAATTGCCCAGCACGGGCAGTTGACATGGCTGCTGACAGACTGCGATGGCACCGGCCACCTGTGGGCTGAAGATTGCGGCCAGTACGCTATTATACATGGTGCGCCGGGGCAGAAATTCGGCTGGATGGCTATGGCCGCACAGCGTGGATATGAGGGCGAATATGCCGAATCCAGCGAATGCAATTACCCCGCAGGCACCCCGGCGGGCGTTGACATGGCCGCCAGCACCGCAGCTCGTGCGCAGGAGGCCAGCACCGATGCCGCAGCTGACCTGCTCGCTATAGATACAGGCGCGAACGAAACCACAGACATATTATTGGAAGAACTGGAGGAATTGCAATGAAAAAATTATCCGGCGTGGCGGTCGTAACGACTGCCGAAGGTGAGCGAGTGAGTTACACCTACATGGAGCTGGACGATAACGGCAACATCACCAGCCAGAACAACCGGGGGTCCTTTGTGGCCCTTGATGGGGAAGTTCTGGCCGCAATCAGCACACTGAAAAACGCCGTGAACGCGCGGCTGTAAGGAGGATGCCCCATGACTGACAACAAACGCATTAAAGAGTGCAAACGCAAAGTTATTGCTGCAATTAACGAGGCAAAGCTGCCGTTTGCCGTGACGGAGTTGATTTTGGAGAACGTTTTGAATGCCGTGCGGGAGAATATGGCAGCCGAAGAAGCAGCGGCGGCAAACATCGAACCTCCGAAAACAGAGGAAGAAAAACTGCCGAACTAGGAGAAAAACGAATGAAACAGGGAACGCAATTCGTGCTGCCCGTGGAAATCGGGATGGATCTGGATGATGTGAGCCGGATCGAATTTGTGTTCAAGCAGAAGAGCTGCAAAGGCTTCCCGGCCATTAAATCCAACGTCTGGCCGGATGACTGCACCCGGCAGGAAGGACAGAACATCATCCTTATCCCCTGGACGCGGGAAGAAACGTACAAATTCCTGGGCGGCGAAGCATTGTACATGGACACCCGCATCACGTTGCGGGACAGCACTGACCAGCCGCAGACGGAGATTTTGACGCTCAAAATGAGCCCGACCTTATTCCAGGAGGCGGATGGCTCATGATCCAGGTGCGAGTGGCCCAACAGAGCGCCGTATCGGTGCGCATTGCCGGAGCGGCACCCGTGCGGGTGGACGTGACCGGCACCGCAGTGGTTAGTGCGCCGGAGTATAGCGGGCCATATGACATCACGCCGTTGTTTACGGCGCAGGTTTTGCCCACGGCGAAAAAACTGATGCAGAAAGACGTGACAATCCGCAAGATACCGCAGTACGAGGTATCCAACGATTCAAGCGGCTACACACTGATAATAGGAGATGAATACTACAATGCCCAATAAATACGTAAACAAGGTTGTTATCGGCAAGGAAACGAAACTTGACCTTACCGCAGATACCATTACCCCGGACAAGCTGGCAAAAGGTATCACGGCACACGATAAGTCCGGCGCGCCCATTACCGGCACCAGCACAAAAGACGCTGACACCAGCGATGCCACCGCCGCTGTGGCAGAAGTGCTGAAGGGCAAAACATTTTACGCCCGCGGCACCAAAATGACCGGCACGATGCCCAACAACGGCGAAGTCAACGGTGAAATCAGCACCGTTTCCGGTAAGTACACCATCCCCATGGGCTTCCATGATGGCGCGGGCGGAGTGACCATCGCAGCGACCGAACAGGCTAAGCTGGTGCCCGCAAATATCCGCGAGGGCGTTACGGTCCTGGGCGTGAAAGGCTCTATGAGCGGCAGCGAAGGTATGAAGCCGCAGGCCAAGAGCGTTACGCCGACCTTTGAGCAGCAGGTTGTGCTGCCCGACAAAGCGTATAACTGCCTGTCTCAAGTTACTGTGCAGGCGATCCCGGCCACATACGTTGATAATGCGGCTGGCGGCCAGACGTTGACGATCGGAGGCTGATATGGCGGTCAACAAGGTTGTTATCAATGATGAAGTTGTCCTCGACCTGACCGGTGATACGGTGCAGGCTGCCGACCTGCCGAAAGGGGTAATTGCCCACAGTGCCGCAGGGGCCAAAGTCACCGGAACCACAAACTATGCCGGCTCCAGCAACGCAGGCGGCTCCGCAACGAGCGCCGAAAAACTAAATAACAGCCTGACCATCAAACTGAACGGAACCAGTCAGGGCGCATGGGACGGCAGCAGCGCAAAAACCATTGACATAACGGCAGCCAGCGTTGGCGCGACAAACGTTACGCTCAGAAGGTGGTGACAGCTGCATGGGTGTGTATTTAGGCAGCAATGCCGTTGATATGCAGGGCGGCTTTGTGACGGGTGGTGCAAGTGGGGCGAGTTTGCAGAGCAAGACCGTAAGCCCCAGTGAGAGCGCACAGACGGTTAAGGCCGACAATGGCTATGATGGTTTGAGCCAGGTTACAGTGAATGCAGTATCAAAAACTTATGTGGGAAGCGGCGTGACGAAAAAAAGTGCTGCGACTTATACGCCGGGAACGAGTGACCAGAGCATTGCATCCGGCCAGTATTTGAATGGAACCCAGACGATTAAGGGTGACAGCAATTTGACTGCGGCCAATATTAAGAGCGGCGTAAAGATTTTTAATGTGACAGGCAGTTATGCCGGGAGCAGCAGTGGCGGAAACACGCCAAACTTGCAGACCAAAACGGTCAGTCCCAGTGAAAGCACCCAGACGGTAAGCCCGGACAGCGGATATGACGGACTGAGCAAAGTGACCGTGAATGCGATATCGAGCACTTATATTGGCAGTGATGTGACCAAAAAAAGCGCAGCAACTTACATCCCGAAGACAACCGACCAGAGCATTGCATCTGGGCAATACCTGAGCGGGACACAGACAATCAAGGGCGATGCAAACCTGGTGGCCGGGAACATTAAGAGCGGGGTGAGTATTTTTGGTGTGACAGGAACTTATGCCGGCGGCGGGAGTTCCGGCGGCAATGGCAATAACAATGTGGAGGCTTATGCCATTACGGACACCAACCCCAGCGTGAGTTTTAAGACCGCCAGCGGAACCATTAAGATTTGGGGCTATGGCACCATAACCAGTTCCGGCGGCTGGGGCGGGCAGACTACGAGCCTGGTCGCGTTTGAGGGCGACAAGTACCACAAGAGCGCCATATACGGCAGCCCAAGCAGCACCAGCCTGAGCCTGAGCATCAGCAACGGAAAACTGACTGGGCTGCCGAGCGGACTATCCGCAATCAGCGCGATTGTGACGAGAGGTATATGATTATGGCCACTGATACAAAGCTGGACAGCCTGGTGATCAACTACCTGACGCAAGCCCAGTATGATAATGCTAAGAGTGAAGGAACGCTGAACAGCAACCAGATCTATATGACACCGGCCTCCTCCGGTACCCATACGCTGCCTGCCGCTACCAGTTCAACTCTTGGCGGTGTAAAAATCGGGAGTAACATTACGGTGAGTTCCGGTACGATCAGCCTGACAAAGGCGAACGTGACAAGTGCTTTGGGGTACACACCGCCAACAACCGACACCAAGTACACACTGCCGACAGGTAATGCTTCGACCGCGGGCGGCGTGAAGCTGAGCGATTCGACCAGTTCAACCAGTTCAACCAGCGGAGGAATTGCAGCAACACCAGCAGCGGTAAAAGCAGCCATCGCGGAAGCAAAACTTGCGGCCTGGCCGATTGGCAGCATTTACATGAGCGTAAACAGTACAAGCCCGGCAAATCTATTTGGTGGCACGTGGGAAAGAATATCTGATACTTTCCTGTTTGCTGCTTCCAGCAGTTATCCCGCAGGTAGCACTGGGGGCGAATTCGCCCATAAGCTTACACAAAGCGAGCTACCGAATTATTCGCTGTCTGTGGCCAACGGAAGCAACGTAATACGCTCCAAAACCGGAAGCTCTGCGGATGCGTATGTCCAAACGCAATCAAGTGGCTGGGGTATTCCGAACTGGGAATCCAAAACCGTAACAGTCGCCTCCGGCGGTTCCGGGGCAGCCCACAACAACATGCCGCCTTATTTATCGGTATGGATATGGAAGAGAACAAGATAAGGAGGATAAAGATGCGGCTGAAGAATGGAGAAGCCCTGCTGCATTGGCCCCTGGCCCAACACATTATCACCGCGGGCTGGTTCTACAATGACGGCAGCCTGCACCGGGCGCTGGATTTCCGCGCGGCGGTGGGCACGCCGGTATACGCCGCAGAGGGCGGCACGGTGGAGACGGCCTACCGCTGGAACGGCAAGCGTACCCAGGGGGATATCAACAGCTACGGCAACATGGTCAAGCTGCGCCATGCGGATTACCGCGGCGGTCGGCTGGAGACGCTGTACGCCCACCTGAGCAAGCTCTGCGTGACCCAGGGCCAACAGGTGCAAGAGGGTCAGCTGATCGGCTACAGCGGCGATACCGGCAACTGTTACGGCGCACACCCGCATTTTGAAGTGCGCTGGAAAGGCCAGCGTACCAACCCGCTGAACTGGCTGGACAACGATTTCAGTACGGCCAGCAGTGCGGTCAAGCTGGGCAGTTACAGCAGCGTAACGCACGATATGAAGGAAGTGGAATACATGTATTATGCAATCGACGTGTCAAAACACCAGGGCAAATTTGACTGGCAGGCGGCCCATAACAAGGGCATCCGCCACGCCATGCTGCGCGCCGGGTATGGCCGTTACAGCAGCCAGAAAGACCCCCAGTTTGAGCGCAACGCGGCTGAGTGTGCCCGGCTGGGCATCCAGTACGGCGTGTACTGGTACAGCTACGCCACCACCCCGGCGGAGGCACGCCAGGAGGCCCGCTGTTGCCTGGCCGCGATCAAGGGCAAGCACCTGTGCCTGCCGGTGGCGTATGACATTGAGTATGAACCGTGCATCCTGCGCCTGACCAACGCGCAGCGCACGGCACTTGTACAGGCCTTTTTGTCGGAGATTGAGGCCGCAGGGTATTACGGCATCCTGTATGCTAGCTGCAATTTTATCCGCAACCGGCTGGATTATGCCAAGCTGGCAAAATATGATATCTGGGTAGCCCAGTACAGCAGCGCCTGCACCTGCCCCCTGCCGTATGGCATCTGGCAGTATTCCAGCCGCAACGCCCTGGGCATCCCCGGTTACGGCACCAGCCTGGACTGCAACCGCATCTACAAGGACTATGAGCGGATGATGATCCAGGCGGGCCTGCAGGGCCACACCGCACCCCCGCCGGAGGATACCACCCCCAACAAGCTGGACAAGCAGCGTATTACCATTGGCCGTATCTCCAGCGGCGACCGCGCAACCATTCGCGCCCTGTGCGAGGGGCTGGGGCTTATCTCCGCCGGCCTATACCGCGAAACCTGTGCAGATGGCAACCAGTGGATGCTGGACGTTGGGCCGGTATCCAGCGGCGACGCCTGGTACATTATGCGTCAGTGTGCGGAGCTGAAACTCATTGAAGCAGGGCTGTACAAGGCCGAGTATGTGGAGGAGTGATTTGGTGGATGCTATTGTTGTTGCGCTGATTACTGGCGGGTTGAGCCTTATCGGCGTTATTATTACCAATCTTGCCGGGCAGCGGCGCACAGAGCAGAGGATGGCCACCGCACAGGCAGTAACCGACACTAAGCTGGAAGAACTGACCCGCGAGGTCCGCGCACACAACAACTTTGCCCAGCGGGTCCCCGTACTTGAAGAGCAGATGCGCGTGGCAAACCACCGCATCACCGATCTCGAGAACAAAACCGCTTGAACACGAATACATAGGAGGAAAAACTCATGGATTTTGCATCTTTTGGCATCGCATCCGTTGCCTGCATCACCGTTATCTGCTACCTTGCCGCAACGGCTGTCAAGCAGACCCCGCTGGCTAACAAATGGCTGCCGTCCATCTGCGGCGCCCTTGGCGGCCTACTGGGCCTTGCCGCCATGTACATCAACGTGCCGGACTTCCCGGCCGCGGATCCGTTGACCGCCCTGGCCGTGGGCATTGTTTCCGGCCTGGCTGCCACCGGCGCGGATCAGGTTATTAAGCAGATCGGCAAAGGCAACTGA